TTTCTTATAGCTACAGTTGCTATAGCTATTTGATTAAAGTCAATCAAAATCATCTTCACACTCCAATAATAATTCATTCAATTTGTCATTTCCATCATCAAGTACATCTTGAAACGGATGCTTTAAATCTTTATAACGATAAAAAGATGCAGCTAACATATTAATAATAACAGACATGTCTTTCATTTCTGGTTTATTAATATCAAGTGCATCAAAATCTTCGAAGCCATTTACAAAGTCATTTCCCACTACAGCATCATTTATAAGTTGAAAACAATAGTGTGCTAATTCAACGCATTCCTCTTTAAGGTCTGCTTCGGTTTCAAATTTTTCGATTTCACTATCAATTTTTTCATTAATAATATCACGAACTCTTTCCATTACTGGAAACTGTATTACGTTATCTGGTATTTTGTTTTTCATAGTGTATATTATATCATATTTTAATTAAAATGTAAACTATTTTTTTAAACTTTTTACGGAGGGTGCACCTATCTTGCAAGATATGATACCATTATAATACTCATCAGTTAAAAGGACATCCCTGTCAAATTGCTCCTTTGCTTCCATATAAGCGCATTCGCCACGTGACTTGCAAAGATGTAAAATCTCTCTTTTAAAATGTGTATTACCTTTATCTGTGATCTCTTCATTTAATAATCTATTTGAACCAAAGTAATCTTTCCAATCTGATTCAACCAATAATCGCTTTCGTCTTTTTCTTGACTTTGTAATTGGCAGTGTTTTCTTAAACCAAAAGAATTTCTTACCAATATATTTTTGACCTGTTTGTTCGTTTGTTATGAGATAAACAAATCCATAATAATCATCTGAACTAAAGTCTGTTGGAGCTTTCCACTCTTTTCCATTATATAACCACATATATTATATATATTAGTCATCAAAGTCAAGCTCTTCAATATTTTCTTCGATTGGTTCACCACATACTGGACAATACTTAGGATCAGCTTCTTCACATGATACTCGGGATTTATTATAACACATGGGACAATCTATTTGTTTTATACTCATGCTAATACTAAGTTATCTACTGTCAGTTTAAAGTGTGTAAGTGTTATAACTTCTTCAGGAGATTCCGAGCTCATCTTTACAGTTATAACTGGAAATGATTTCACATCAGGAAACTTTTCTAATAGTTCTTCTAGAGTAAAATCAGTATCTAATTTTTTATATACTGCAGTGATATTTTCATTATCAATTTTCTCGGCTACCGTTTTCGCTGTTGTACAATTTGCACAATCATCCTTTCCGTATATTACTATGTTTATCATTATATCTCCTATAAACTTAATGCTGCTAATGTGTCTGTTGTCATATCTTTTTTAACTCCACCTGTTACATATGAAGTGATCTCTGTTTCTTGAGGTGCAACTTGAACATTGCCACCCCCGATCCATTTTTCAGTCCATGGTAATGGGTTTGTTTTAGATACGTGATATGGAGATTGAATGCCCAAAGCTCTCATTCTCTTTGTGCCAATCCATTCTACATAATCACATAATAGTTTTTCATTTAGACCAATCATTGATCCATCTTTAAATAAATATTGTGCCCATTCCTTTTCTTGTTCAACTACATCAACAAATAATTTTTGTATATTTTCTTTTTGCTCTTCTTGTATACGAACATAATCAGAGTCTTCTTTTAATAAACTCTTAATCATAACAGTTGTACCAGCAAGGTGAACATTCTCATCTCGTGCAATAAATTTAATGATCTTTGCATTACCTTCCATCTTTTTAAGTTCAGCAAATGCCCATGAACATGCAAACGATACATAGAACCTTATACCTTCTAATGCATTCGCACACATAAGTGCCATAAGAATTGATTCCTTTGATGGTTTATCAATTAATTTATCGTACCATGTATTGATACTATCTGAACAACTTACGATCTCTTTATTATTCATAATCTCATCAAACACTATCGAAGGATCAGGATATATATTACGAATAATATGTGTATAAGAACGGCTATGGATTGTTTCAAAAAATGCCCATGTGGTAACCCAGTTCTCAACCTCGGGTAGTGAACATACCGGCAAGAACGCTTCCAATGGTTCTCTACCTTGAATTGAATCTAATAATATTTGTCGCTTTAAATTACTCGTAAAGATATGTTGCTCATGCTCATCTAGAGAATCAAAATCTTTTTTGTCCTTTGCAACATCAACCTCTTCTGGCCTCCAAAAGAAGCCAAGTTGTTTATCGGTAATCTTATCTATGTTTGGGTACTTAACTGTATCATATCGTGCAATATCAACAGGTTGATCTAAAAACATCATCTTATCTAAATGAGATTTTTTCATATCTTAACTCTCTTTAACTGGTTTATTTGGTTCTATACGATCTTCTACAACATGATATTTATCATAGTCTTTATATGTAGTCCATGCATCACTAGGAGGTTTTTCCCATATATTTACTTGAAAGCTATATCTTATTCCATTTGTTATTGGTGTAACTCTATGCCATCGAAACGGATCAAAAATAACTATTCTATTTTTCATTGGAAATATACGTTCAGTTAAATTACTGTCATCATTATGTGCTCGATTATATTCAGGCAAAGCTATTTCTAAAAAACCTCCCTCAAGATTATCACACGACCCATAATATACAGTACTAACTTTTGGACAAATTGTTTCTCCTTTTGTTTCAGCCAATTTTTCATCTTTATCTTGATGCCAACCTGGACACCAATAACGCTCATATTTGTCATCATATACATTACCCCAATATTCAAATCCAGCCACATCTGGATTACCTATAATGTCGCCCCACATATATTTAATTAATTCTTCCCAAACATTAGAAGGATCTTTTTCAGCTGTCCAAAATCTATAAGCATATTTGGATAAAGTTATCCATTCTTCTTTGTTTTCTAATCTTTTAAATATTTCATTATTTTCATCTAAATAACTATCTTCAATAATCATATTTTACAACTTTCACAATCATCTTCAGGTTCTATAGGAGTTTCTGTTCCAGTATAATATGAGTGGTGATCATCTTCTTTCATTTCACCTGCACCGTCATATGTATTAAAATAATATAGCTGCTTAAGTCCATACTTATAAGCTGTAACAAGATCAGTTACCATTACGGACATCGGAACCTTTGAGTCTTCAAAAAACTCTGGGTTATATGATGTGTTTACACTTATCCCTTGATCAATATACTTCTGTAATATTGCACAAATTTTTAAATATCCATCAGGAGATTCTTGATCCCATAAGAGATCATATTTATTTTTAAGATGATGATAGCCTGGAACAACCTGTGCCATTACACCATCTTTTGATTGTTTATATGAGACTAAAGCTCTTGGTGGTTCAATACCATTTGTACTATTACTTATCTGTGCAGATGTTTCTGCAGGCATTAATGCCATAAGTGTTGAGTTACGTATACCTGTAGACTTTAACTGATTGCGTAAACTCTTCCATGCCATTCTTGATTTAGGATCAACTAAATTATTTACGGCCTGTTTATATGTATCAATTGGGAGAACTCCACTGCCGTATTTTGTCTCATTATTTAAAGGAATTTTACCTTTTTCTTTTGCAAGGTCAGCAGATGCTTTAATAAGATAATATGACCATGCTTCTGCATATATATCAACTGTCTTAAATGCATTTTCATCATATGTTAAACCACGCTTAGCTAAAAAGTATGCAAGATTAATAATACCAATACCAAGTGGTCGACGATTCATTGTTGATCTATATGCAGCTTCAATTGGATAATTTTGATAATCTAATAACTCATCAAGTGCTCTTACTGATAACGTACAATACTTTTCAAACTCAGATGGATCATTTATAAGACCCCAGTTGATTGCAGACAGAGTACATAAACTAATTTCACCATTCGGATCATCATATGATTCTAAAGGTTTAGTCGGTAAATCTATTTCACAACAAAGATTACTCATACGAATAGGAGCTACTTTTTGATCAAAGGCTCCATGATCGTTTGCGTGATC